GGATTTCCGGGGTTATCAGTACCTACAAACCCACGAGTAGCAGCAGCGCCGCCACTACCGATGTTTACATAAACAGTTTGATTGGCAGATAAACCAGATACTGAAGTTGATTTTGCATACGCTCCACCAGCTCCACCTCCAGTAAATGTATTACTACTACCAACACCTGCTCCACTACCCCCGCCTCCAATTGCTTCGACAGAAACGAGGGTAATAAAATCGGAAGGAACCGTGAAGGTTGTTCCAGACGTAATAAATACGACTTTAGTTGCCATATTTACCTACCAATCATGGACAACGCTAACGCGATGTTGTTAATCCCTGCGGTTGAGTTGGTTGGACCAAACGGAATGTTGGTGTTGTAGTTGTTGTCAGTGACAACTGATTTTGCGGCAGGATAATCACACCAAATATAACTACCTGCCGTTACGTTGATGAACGTATTGGAGTTGGATGATGCAAACACGACGTTGCGTGTAAAGGTATTTCCAGCAGAGATATAAGTCCCCTGCCCGACTTCCCAGTTAAGGTTGTCCGTGATTGTGTAGTACGTAACATTACCATTGCCGATAGCGGCAGAAAACGTCTGAAAACCGGGCGTAGCTCCACCAAGCGTGAGCGGCCCCACCCCAGTAGTCTGAGTGGTTTCCTGAACCCTATCGGCAACAACAAATGCCATACATCACCTATTAGGTTGTCTGCAGACGCAACAACGCAGATGAGGTGGTATTAGAAGGCATCGTTAATGTAAATGTACCTGCAGTCACAGTCTGCGCACCAAAGGTAAACACAGCAACCGCTGCGTTAGACTGAGATGAGTTATACAACAACATGGTGTCAAACGAAGTGGATAACGTAACGTTTGTGTACACAATGTTTGCAGAAGGAGTCCAGTAACCTACGCCAGCCGTTACCGAAGTATTGGTTGAAGTGGGGTTCACGGCGTTGGTGACAGTTACGCCACCAGCAGTGTAGTTGGTTCCAGATACTTCGTTCACACCGTTTACCGTTGTCGCATATGCAGTAACTGAAGCGCACAAGCAAGTGGTGGTGGTAGTGCCAGAAGTGGTTACATAAAGAGCTGCTTTAAACGTGTCAACGGTGTTAACAGTTCGTGCAACGTTTGTTGACGAAAAGTTGTGCTGCGCAGACATAAGCTGCGGCAGAAATGACGTACACATCGATTGCGTATTTGCCATGATCTTATCCCATTAAATTGCTTACAAAATCTGTTAAAGGAGACTTCTTCAAAGTTACATGCACAGATCGATGTACCAACTCTCCGTCCAAGTAATATTCATCCCAAGTGGTTGTTTCGTTTTCGTTATCGAGAGAACCCGTTTGATACTGCAACAGAGAATCGTCAATATCGCCTTTCGTTGTCGTAATGATCGCCATGTTTATAGCCTTATCAGTGCGTTTGTGGGGGTGTTAGCTGGCAACGTTACCTTGAAGTTTGGACCCGCGTTCTTGTCAGAACCCCAGTTCAAAACCGCAATTGAATGATTGCCCTTGCTGGCATTGTAAAGCAGTGCGCCCCGACAAACAAACGAAACATTCGTCCACGTAACGTCATTAAAACTTACGTAAATAATGTTGTTTTGATTGTCAGTGTTGATAGTAACACCTGTTACCAACTGCCCACCAGCTGTGTAGTTCGTGCTTGTTACTTCATTAGCCGATGTATATGCCGTAGTCGTTGCACCCAGCGTTGCGCTTCCAGTATACAAGGCCAAGTACAACGAATCCGTCAATAGGTTTTGAACGCCCTGAAGGATATCTGATTTGAATTGATTGGTAATCGTTTGAGCGATCATGTGACCTTATACCTTGGTAGACCGTTACGGTACGCATCACCTTGTTCTTTCGCGTCGCAAAGTTGTTTCAGTAGAGCCAACGCTTCGTCGCCGCGTGATTTATACAAAACAACTAAATCTTGTTCGCCTTTTGTATAAGTGATCGATTCCATCAAGCTGTAGTTCAACAAAGCAACATCAAATTCATCGCCCAGCCATGTCTCGCCTGCGGGATTAAGAACAGATAGAAGTTGAATAACTGGAACGCTCTGTACAATTGATGGCTGACTTACTGTGTAAATGGGCGCATAAAGCTGATCATTTACAGCATATCCCGTTCCGGGATTGATCAATGTAACAGTAAGGGTTCCTGTGTTCGAGGTTACAATATTGGCTATTGCTCCAGAACCAATTCCACCTGACAAATCCACGTTATAGTACGTTTGACTGGCCAACGGATATAAGCTTGAGTCTGTGCTGTAAATGACTTCAAACGAACCAATCTGAGCTTGAATGATGGATAACGGATATGCATTGTAGTGCAGCTCCATTTTGTAAATCTGGTCAGGAGTTGGTCCTAGAATGTAGGTCATCCCAAACTGATTAGACGTTTGTGGCCCAAACACAGCGTAATACTGCGGAGTTCCGTTTGTCACGGGGTAGCTAAATGCTTCCCGAATAAAGTTAACGTCTTTGTTCAACAGATACGTATACGGCCCTTGGAACGTTGCCTGCACTGTTCCACTGGCTGTTGCATTTGCCGATAAATATGCAACGCCACTAACCACTGAAAGAATAATCGTATTAGCTGGAATACCGGTTGCTGTAACCATCATTCCAGCTTGAACGCTGTTCCCAGAACTTCCAGTAACTGTTACCGCATTACTGCCAGATGTAGTAACAATGCTTCCATAGGCATACGTGTAACAGGCCAATGAAAACGTTGAAAGCCAGTCAGATGGGCATGCTAGATACGTATTGGTTGGCGTGACTTGTCCTGTAACGTTTTTACGGAGTGCAGGTATTTGCACACTGTTGTAAATGCGCTGTTCTGCTTGCTCGATAAAGCGATTAACTGTTTCTGTTGGAAATTGATTTTCCGAATAGTCGTTAATCGCTGTTACAAGATCATCGTAAAACATTATGCCATCGGGCCTCTAGACATCTTGCCTTTGGTTGCGGCACCAAACCCACGCATCTCTATTCCAGAAGTTTTAGTCCCTTTTGAAGTGCCAAAACTAGGACCGTTAGGAATAGGATCAGATATCCCAATTTCTCTAGCGGACTTATGGGTAATATATTCTCCTGCTTCCATGACTTCAGTTCCGTCAATTTCTTTTCCAGCCATCGTGTGAGGTTTTGCATATTCGCTCGCAGGTTTATTGTTCTTCATCATTTGCCCCTTTGATTGTTTGCGCGAGCCATATTACGACCCTCTTCCTTCATTGCTTCGCTGGATACGCCGGCCAAACCGCCCTTTGCAAGCTTGGTCATTTTAGCGCCTTTATGCATGTGTTTCTCATGCTTGTGAATTTCTTGATCTGCAATTTTCTTAACGGTTTTCTTTTCCATGATGGTTCCTATGTTGATGATATGGTGCATGTGCCAATAGCAAATTGGATCGTCAAATAGTTTGGCGTAAGCCCCGCATCATTTGCTCGCGATCCGCCGATGGGGTTCCATCCCCATTGTATGACTCGACTGCCTTCTTCCGGGTATCCGTCTTGCGTAATACTATTCCCAGCAGTCTGGCTAATCAACAAACCGCTCTGACCAGAAGCATAATAACTCACATCTGGTCTTGGCTCACGCACCGCTTGTGGGTCGTAAACAGGATATAAACCTAATGACAACTGTGGTTGATCTGGGTCCCAGCACTCTGGACAAACTTTGATCTGAAAGAGCTTGGTCTTGATGATCTCTTTCTTGAGTTGCTTTAGCTTAAACCTTTGCCCGCAGCGGTCACACTCCGCAATTGCATATTTGCCACTGGCGTATTGTGTTGCCATATCAAGAGTAGAACTGCTCGCGTGGGACTAAGCGTAGAGAAGCTTTTTCGCGATCTTCCGTGGACGCAAACTCCCATTGTTCGTTGTAAGCCAGTTTCAACTCAGGAGATCTCTGCATCGCTTCAGGAACCTTAAGCGACAGGTAATACGTTAATCCAGCAATCATTGCAGGTAGGAACCGGAACGGAATGTCTTCTACATACGAACCGGCTGTTGTGTCTTGGATTCTACGTAAACGCCAGTATACAAACGTCCATGTGGTGCTTGAGTCAGGCGTTGGCCACACGTTGATACTATTTACGTTGTATGTCGTTAAAAACGATCCTGCGGCCTGTGCTGCTGCCGTAGTGCCATTCTGGCCACGGGCGCAAAGGTTCAGGGTATTGTTCTCAATATTGTTGTAGTAGATCTGTTCGCCGTTAATGATTACATAACCAGCGGAAGCCAAACCAACAGAACTACTGACAGGTATAGAAGTAGCAGTAGAAGTAATTGCGCTTGTGGTTTGAATAGTAGTTGCATTTGTTTGTGCCGACTGTCGATTAACCCAAACCTGAATAGGACGACCCTGTGCAAGTTTATTGGGAATCGTTGAGTACATCGTTTCCGATATACGTGTGATGTTGATATCTATCTGATTCGACGTACCTTCATTGGTACGTACTACGTGATCCAACAGGTCAATTGTGTCATCAGGCAATGCATACGATACCTGACCGGGAACCAACACAATCTCGCCCTGTTGGATCGTCCATAGATTAATCCCACGGTTCGCCCATTCAATCGTCAACAAGTTCATGCTGCGTCGAGCCGTACGAAGCTGATAGCCTGTACGCATCTCTACGCCGCAGCGCTCGTAACACTCCTCTGCTATTTCATTAAATGGCAGATTGAATATGGACGTACCGCTAGTGGTCACTTATGAAACCCTCTTAAAGTCTTTGCAAGGCGCGCGCGTTGACCAAGCTTGCCGGGAGCATGAGATGCTTTCTCCAGTTTTGCTTCAGGGATCTTGTGGCCAGCTTTTACGTGCAATGCTTCACGCAAAGAGCCTGCACGTTTGATTGCACCTTGAATCCACTTTTCAGCCATGATTAAACCTGCTCAGTTGTTACTGCGGTTTGTTCCGCTTGAGCAACAGGTGCTGGCTCTGCGGGTACTGGTTCTGCTGCAACGACGGGTTCTGCCTCAACAACGGGAGCAACTTCTGCAACGGGGTCAGCGGCTTGTACGGGGGCTTTGGAGTCCACATGGGCTTGGAGTGCGTCAATAATAGGATCAAGATGTGCGTGAGCATTTGCTCCAAAACCACTGAACAAATATTCCGCGTGTGCTTTTAATTCTTTAAGAAGCGTCTCAGCTTCTGATTCTGCTAAATCCAACCAGCTCATTTTGCAGCCCTCATGTTATCTACTAGATTTGGATACGGCCTGCCAGCAGCTTTAGCCATCGCTTTGGCTTTTGCCTTTTTGGCAGAGCTTAATTTCTTTGGCTTGCCCAAGTCTTTCGGGCGCGGCTTCTCCCACACCTTTCCGCCTTTGGCGTATTGCGTGAAATCAGTATCGTCCCGTCTTGCTTTCTTCTTACCCGAAGGCATCTTAGACGGTTCAATCGCGCCCATGCCGCGTGAGGGCATCATGTTACTTGGCCTTTCCGCCGCCACACATATGGTGTACATGCTC